GGCAAAGTAGATGACGAAAGAGAGAAGCAAGCGCACAGAGTTCAAGATTATCTGAACTACTTGCTCACTGAGAAGATGACCGAGTACCGCGCAGAGACAGAGCGGATGCTTTTCTCTCTCCCATTGGCAGGTAGCGCCTTCAGAAAGGTGTATTACGACCCATCAATGGGCAGACCTTGCAGCATGTTTGTCCCTGCTGAAGACTTTGTTGTGAGTTACGGGGCTTCAGACCTCGAAACATGTGAACGCGCTACTCATATCATGAAGCGCACCAGCAATGAGGTGCGAAAACTACAGATTTCAGGCTTCTACGCTGATGTTGAGCTAGGAGATGCGTCACCAGCCGCAGACAGCTACGACAGAATCAAGGATAAATACAACGAACTGACCGGCGATGAGCCTAGTTACGACAGTGACAGCAGGCATACCATCCTAGAGATGATGGTTGACCTTGATTTGGAAGGTTTTGAAGACACAGACAACGGCGAACCTACTGGAATCGCCCTTCCATACGTTGTCAGCATCGACCTTAGCTCTAGAACAGTGCTATCTATCCGCAGAAACTGGTACGAAGAGGATCAACGCAAGCTTAAGCGCCAACATTTTGTGCATTATCAGTACATGCCGGGGCTAGGCTTCTACGGATTCGGCCTAATTCACATGATTGGCGGTCTAGCTAAGTCAGCAACCTCGCTTTTGCGTCAATTAGTGGACGCTGGCACGTTAGCCAACCTTCCGGGCGGCCTAAAGTCCAGAGGATTGCGAATTAAAGGCGACGATACGCCGATTATGCCGGGAGAATTCCGCGATGTGGACGTTCCGGGCGGCACAATTCAAGATAACATCAGATTTTTACCCTACAAAGAGCCAAGCACGGTCTTGTACCAGCTTATGGGCGATATTGTAGAGGAAGGACGGCGTTTTGCCTCTGCTGCTGACGTAAAGGCGGCTGACATGAACGCAGAAGCGCCGGTTGGCACCACATTAGCCATCCTAGAACGCTCTATGAAGGTGATGAGCGCGGTGCAGGCGCGTCTACACGCCTCTATGCGTATAGAACTGCGCTTACTGTCCAATGTCGTAAAGGATTTTGGGCCTCAAGAGTACCCATACGATGAAGACGGCCCCGCGCTTACCCGTGAAGACTTTGATGACCGTGTCGATATCATCCCCGTCAGTGATCCTAACGCTGGAACGATGGCGCAGAGGATCATGCAGTATCAAGCGGCCTTACAGTTAGCGCAGCAATCACCTGACATGTATGACTTGCCACTGCTGCACCGTCAGATGCTAGAAATACTGAACATAAGAGATGCAGATAAAATCGTGCCCTTAGAGGGCGATATGCAGCCTACAGACCCAGTATCTGAAAACATGAACATCATCAACAGTGAGCCTGTTAAAGCGTTTATCTACCAAGACCATGAGGCGCACATCACTGCTCACAAGGCGATGATTGAAGACCCCAAGATCATGGAGATCATGTCAAAGAGTCCAAACGCACAGAAGGCTGGCGCAGCGTTGGCGGCACACATTCAAGAACACTTGGCGTTTCAGTATCGAATGGAGATCGAAAAACAGCTTGGTGTCGAGTTGCCGCCGCCTGATACAGCGTTGCCAGAAGATATTGAGTTTAGAATCTCTAGGCTTGTTGCTCCTGCTGCTGAACAGCTTACTGGCAAGAACCAGCAAGAGGCTCAGGCCAAGCAGGCTCAACAACAAGCTCAAGACCCCATCGTGCAGATGCAACAAAAAGAGTTACAAATCAAAGAGATGCAGGCTCAGACCAAGGCTCAAGCTGAGATGGCTAAGATACAGCTTGATATGCAAAAAGCTGCCAGTAACTCTCAGCTACAAAGAGATAGGTTGGAGCAGGATGCTCGCTTGGCTCAAGCTAAACTGGCAGCAAGCATTGCCGAGAACAACTCCAAAGAGGAGCTTGAAGAGCGCAAGATTGTATCCAAAGAGCAGTTGGAAGGATTTAAGATTGGCAGAGAAATAGCTAAGGACTTAGAAGGTGAGTAGTGTATCCTCTGTAAACAGTTTCGAGTATTACAGGCAAACATTGCGTAATCAGATGAACGAGTACGCTGACCATATAAGTGGTGGCGCGTGTAAAGATTATAGTGAATACTCAAAATGTGTCGGAATTATTGAAGGCTTGGCTATCGCAGAGCGAGAGCTTTTGGATATGCAAGCCAAGGTAGAGGAAGATTTCTCCGCATAAGCGGTGCAAGCGACTCTGGACGCTTTTTTCCAGTGCATAGGACTACTAATGAGCGAATCATTAGCAATTAACGATGACGCAGTTCCTGAAGAGGACGAGCAGTCACGCAAAGCAAAACAGTTGCCTCAACCCAGAGGTTACAAAATACTTATTGCTTTACCTGAACCCGAAGAAAAGACGGCTGGTGGCATACTGAAAGCCACTGAAACCCTGCACAACGAAGAAATCGGCTCTATTGTTGGTTTGGTCTTAGAACTAGGCCCAGACGCATACAGCGATTCACAGCGGTTTCCATCTGGCCCGTCCTGTAAAGAAGGCGACTTCATTTTGATGCGGTCTTATTCTGGGACGCGATTCAAGGTTCACGACAAAGAGTTCCGTTTGATTAATGACGATAGCGTTGAAGCCGTTGTAGAAGATCCAAGGGGGATTGTTAAGGTATGAGCGAAGTACAAGAAGAGATGGGTTTCCAAGAGTCTTCAGCCGAAGAAAAGTTTTTTGGCGTAAAGACAACTATTGGTCGCTCATCAGATAACGAAGAGGCGGTTACTGATCCTAACCTAGAGTTAGAGATTGTCGATGACCGCCCAGAAGAGGATCGTCGCGCACCAAAGGCTAGTTCGTCAGATGGCGATATCGATGACGATGAACTCTCTGGGTACAGTGACCGTGTACAAAAGCGAATAAACAAGCTTAGGTACGAACAAAACGAGGAGCGCCGCCAGCGAGAAGCAGCGGAACGCCTTCGTGAAGAGGCTGTGAGTTACGCTCAAGCGGTTACCGCAAAGAACAAAGAATATGAATCTTTGATCAATCGCGGTGAAGCGGCTCTGATAAGCCAGATCAAAGACAAAGCTCAATTATCATTGGAATCTGCTAGGCAGGATTACAAGAAAGCTTACGAAGAGGGTGATACGGATAGCGTAGTTGCCGCTCAGGAAAGCTTAATGAGAGCGCAGTCTGAGCTTCAAGAGGCCAGTAAGTATGAGCAAAGCCTTGCAAACAAGCCTGTAACGGTAGCGGATGACGCTTATCAACAACAGGTTTATCAGCAGCAGCTTGCAAGAGAACAGGCTGTAGCGCAGCAGCAGGCGCAACAACCTTCTGTTGAGCCAGAGGCCCAAGACTGGGCTTCTCGTAATGAGTGGTTCATGAAGCCGGGGTTTGAAGAGATGACAAGCCTTGCTTATGGCGCTCATGCTAAAGCTGTTCAGGAGGGTGTCGCACCAAACTCTCCTGAATATTTTCAACGAATAGATTCAAGAATGCGTAGTGCATTCCCAGATTATGATTGGCAGGACTCTAGCGATACATATGGACGTAACGCGCCCGTGACTGTCAATCAGCCCTCGTCGGTGGTGGCACCCTCCTCAAGGAGCAACGGTGCTAAACCGCGCAAAGTACGGCTAACGTCCAGCCAGATTGCTCTCGCCAAGCGAATCGGGCTTACCAATGAACAGTACGCGATGCAACTCATTAAGGAGGGCAAACAGTGACTGAAGAGCGCACACCTAGAGAAAACGAGACGCGAGATGCGTCTGCAAGACCTAGTGATTCATGGATTCCGGCTTCTATCCTGCCAGACCCCAAGCCACAAGATGGATGGGTGTTTCGCTGGGTGAGAACCAAGACTCTTGGTGAATCAGACAATGTTCATGTGTCAAGAATGTTCAGAGAAGGTTGGCAGCCTGTAAAGGCCGAAGATCATCCTGAGCTTATGTTGGCTTCTGATGTTGGATCTCAGTTTGAGGGCAACATAGAGGTTGGTGGTTTGCTTCTGTGTAAGGCTGATAAAGCCAGAATGGATGCTCGCACCAAGCACTTTGAGCAGGTTGCTGATAATCAGATGCAGTCCGTGGACAATAATTTCTTGCGCGAAAATGACCCTCGTATGCCATTGCTCAATCCTGAGCGAAGCACACGGGTGTCTTCATTTGGTAAGGACTAACCTCTGGCAAGGGGTTGGTTGATTAACTTGAGGAGGCCATTATGGCTACCGTTGCAACCCCTATGGGTGCTGAACCAGTTGATACCTTAAGTGCGAGCGGCTCGTTTACGGGCAAGGTTCGTCACATTAAGATCGCCAATGCTTACGGAACTGCTATTTTTTATGGCGATTTCGTAAAATTGGTTGCTGCTGGCACCGTTGAAAAAGCCGCTGTAACAACTTCTGTTGTTGCTGGCACTGTTGGTATCTTTGTAGGCTGCGCTTACACAGACCCATCAACAAACCAAAAGACGTTTAACCAACAATTCCCAGCATCTACGGCTGCTGACGATATCGTTGCTTACGTTGTTGACGATCCTAAGTTGTTGTTCCGTATGCAGGGTGATGAGGCTATTGCTCAAACCGGCCTTGGAAACAACATCTCAGCGGTTAACACTGCTGGATCAACATCAATCGGTCGAAGCAAGAACGCCCTAGACGGCGGCTCTATTGCTACGACTAATACCCTACCACTGCGTGTCGTTGATTTCGTAGATGGCCCATCAAGCACCGTAGGTGATGCATTCACAGATTGCATCGTAACCTATCTGCCTTTGAGCCACGCTTACGAAACCAAGCTCGGCGTTTAAGGAGAATTAGGCAATGGCAATTTCAAGAGCGCAAATGCTTAAAGAACTCCTGCCGGGGCTTAACGCTCTGTTTGGTTTGGAGTACGAGAAATACGAAGATGAACACACTCTCATTTATGAGACTGAAAGTTCTGATCGTTCTTTTGAGGAAGAAGTGAAACTGAGCGGCTTTGGTGCTGCTCCCGTTAAGGCTGAAGGTGCTGCAATCTCTTATGATTCGGCTCAAGAAAGCTACACGGCTCGCTATAATCACGAGACGATAGCGATGGGCTTCGCCATCACCGAGGAAGCGATGGAAGACAATCTCTACGATTCTCTTTCGGCTCGCTATACGAAAGCTTTGGCACGGGCTATGGCCTACACCAAGCAGGTTAAAGCGGCGAATCCGCTCAACAATGGCTTCACCAGCTTCCAATCTGGAGACGGTGTTACGTTGTTCAACGCTTCGCACCCATTAGTAAACGGTGGAACCAATTCCAACCGTCCATCTACTGGTGCTGACCTGAACGAGACCTCACTGGAGCAGGCAATCATTGAGATTGCAGCCTTCACAGATGAGCGTGGACTGTTAATCGCAGCCCGTCCTCGTAGCTTGGTTGTACCGCCTGCACTGATGTTTACGGCAGATCGTCTGCTGGAGACCACTCAGCGTGTCGGCACGGCTGACAACGATCTGAACGCCATCCGCAATATGGGTGCAATCCCCGGCGGTTACGCTGTTAATCACTATTTGACTGACAGCAATGCGTTCTTCATCATCACTGACATACCAAACGGTATGAAGATGTTTGAGCGTACTGCGCTAGAAACGTCGATGGATGGTGACTTCGATACGGGTAACGTGCGCTATAAAGCGCGTGAGCGATACTCGTTTGGCGTATCTGACCCATTGGGTATTTACGGATCGCCCGGATCTAGCTAATAGCTAGGCAATCGAACAGGGCTGCCATTTGGTGGCCCTTGTTCTTTTCCTGACCGATTGTTCCATGTGGAACATTTTGGACTAACCCAGACAGGAGACTACAATGGGTACTACAACTTTCACTGGTGCGGTTCGCTCTGAAAGCACCTTCAAAACTGTAAGCAAAGACGGCACCTCTGGTGCTATTACCGAGGTTGCAACTATTGGTGACGGCCCCGTTAGCCTTGCCGATAGCAATGTAACTTTAACCAACGCCACCCACAGCGGGCGAATATTGCTTGTTCCCGATGGTGGACAAGACAACACCTACACGTTGCCAGCGCCTATCGCCGGATCTGTGTTTAGGTTTGTTTACGCAGGTGGTGCGGCGGATGCAACGGATGCGATCATCGTTACTCCCGGCAACACTAACTTTTACATCGGCGGTGTTACTTTCTTAGACAGTGATAACGAAATTAGCTCAGTATTTTCTGACGGAAACTCAAACAGCAGCATTCAGTTGAATGTACCCGCTGGCTTTGACGTAACCATTGTTGGTTTGAATACCACTAATTATCAAATTTTCGGCACTGTTACGAGCGCAACGGCACCTGCCTTTGCCGATCAATAATAGGAGTCGGTTATGGCTGATGCAGTAGCAACCCAAACCATTCAGGATGGCGGCAACACTGCCATCTTTAGGTTTACAAATGTTAGCGATGGTACTGGTGAAAGCGCCGTTGCTAAGATAGATGTCTCTGCGCTTGCCGTTGACCCTGTGACTGGAGCAGCTTGCACGAAGGTATCCATTCAAAAGATTTATTACTCAACAATTGGTATGGGTGTAAAAATCTTCTTCAATGCGTCTACTAACGTGCTTGCTTGGCAGCTTAACGCTGACTGGGCAGATACGCTGGATTTTTCTGATTTTACAGGAATACCCAATAATGCTGGTTCTGGCGTAAACGGTGACATCTTATTCACGACTGTTGGTCATTCTAGCGGTGATGTTTACAACATCGTTATGCAGGTGCGGAAGCACTTCTAGATCAAGCTGTGGCTAGAAACTACAAAGAAGAGTACAAAGAGTTTCACTCTAAACCAGACCAGAAGAAGCGCCGTGCGGGTCGAAATGCAGCGCGGCGTAAAATGGCTGCTTCTGGCAAGGTTAAGAAGGGTGACGGCAAGGACGTTCATCACAAGGACGGCAATGCCCTCAACAACAAACGAAAAAACCTTCGCGTAGAGTCCAAGTCAAAAAACAGGTCACGCAAGAAATGAGCTTAACTGACGCTGAGAAAAATAGGCTAAAAAAGGTCGGGCTTACCGGCCTAAACAAACCTAAACGCACCCCTAGTCATAAAACCAAGAAGGCTGTAGTTGCTGTGCGCGATGGCGGCAAGATGAAGATCATCCGCTTTGGTGACCAGAAGATGGGTCACAATTACAGCGCAGAGGCCCGTAAGAGCTTCAAGGCTCGACACGGCAAAAACATAGCTAAGGGCAAGACTAGTGCCGCATACTGGGCAAACAAGGTTTTTTGGAGCGGCAAGGGAGGCAGCAAGAAGTCTCCCCCTAAATCTCAAAAACAAAAGTTTGGTAGAGGCTGATGACGATTAGTCGAGCGCAAATGGGCAAACAAATTAAGAACGCGCCATCTAAAAAGAAGCGTGTTTCTAAAAAGAAGCAGAAGGCTAGGAGGCCGTAATGGGAAAGAAAGACCTTGGGATACTCGGTGGTGGTTTGGTTGGACTCATTGCTGAAGAACCTTTAGCTGCGATAAGCCCTCTTGCTGGCTATCTAAAAAACAGACGAGATAAAAAGAAAGATCGGCGGTTAGAAAGAGAAGCTGCTGATGCCGCTGAAGAACAGCGTATGCAAAAGATTATGTCTGCCACAGGCGGCACTGGCGGCATGGATGGGATGAAAGCTGGCGGCAAAGTGAAGTCTATTGATGGTATGGCTATTAGAGGCAAGACCAAAGGTCGGATGATCTAGATGGCTGTTAGTGGCACATTTGCATTCAACCTAGATCTCTCTGATGCTATGGAAGAAGCGTTTGAACGTGCTGGTTTAGAGCTTCGTAGTGGCTATGATTATCGCACAGCTAGACGAAGCATTAACCTGCTTATGCTGGAATGGCAGAACAGAGGGCTAAATCTTTGGACGGTCAAAGAGGGTACGCAAACCCTTACTGAGGGAACGTCTGCTTACGCATTAGATGCAAAGATATTTGACATTATAGAAGCGTTTGTTCGCACCAATGCGGGTGACAGTTCTAGCCAGCAAGATCAAACATTGAGCAGGATATCTGTAAGTCAGTACGCTCATCTGTCAAACAAGCTTACTCAAAGCAAGCCTTTGCAGTATCAGATAGACAAAGCGCCAGCACAGATCACGGTTAACCTTTGGCCTGTGCCAGATAGTGCGTCCTATACGTTTGTTTATTACTACTTAGAGCGTATCGATGATGCAGGCTCTGCGGCTTCAAACAATATGGACGTACCAGCTAGGTTCTTGCCTTGCTTGGTTGCAGGCCTGTCTTATCAATTAAGCCTTAAGTTTCCAAACGCAGCATCTCGATCATCAGTGCTGAAGGCTGATTATGAGGAGCAGTGGAACTTAGCTGCTGATGCTGACAGAGAGAAAGCATCTATTTACATAGCACCGGGGTTTTAACGTATGGGCGCTTACGCTAGTGGTAAACATGCATTCGGTTACTGCGACTTAACGGGTTTTCGATACCCGCTAAAAGACCTTGTGCCCCAAATCGTAAACGGCAGGCCTACTGGTTTTTTGGTTGGTCGTGACGTTAACAGCCCAGATCAGCCACAGCTTAAGCTTGGCAGGATTCGTATGGACGATCCGCAGGCGCTGAGAAACCCAAGACCAGATCAAGGTTTGGATCAAAGCAGACTGTTAACCTCCTTCAACCCAGTGGGGCAAGTTGGTTTGGATATGTTTGGTAGCGTTGGCATAGTGACTGTGAGTACAAGCTAATGGCATTTACATTCACAACGCTTAAAACAGCAATACAGGACTACGTTGAGTCAAACGAATCCACATTCGTTACTGACCTGCCAACCATTATTACGCAGGCAGAAGAAAGAATACTCAAGTCGGTTCAGTTGCCGGACTTTAGGAAGAACGCTACAGGGACAACAACTCAGTCCAACCAGTACTTAGCGGTGCCATCTGACTTTTTGGCAACGTATTCTTTGTCAATAGATAACAGTGGCTATGAGTTCCTGATTCGTAAGGACGTTAACTTCATCAGAGAAGCTTACCCTGTGGCTTCTACGACAGGGGTGCCAAAGCATTACGCTTTGTTCAATGAGCAAGTCTTTATTCTAGGCCCAACGCCAAACGCCAACTACTCTGCTGAAATACATTACTTCTATAAGCCTGAGTCAATTACCGTTGCTAGCGATGGGACAAGTTGGCTAGGCACAAACGCAGAAAATGCACTGCTTTATGGCTGCTTGGTTGAGGCCTATACCTTCTTGAAGGGAGATCCAGACCTAATGCAGCTTTATGCGACAAGGTATAACGAGGCATTAGAAGAGTTAAAGGCTCTTGGTGAGGGCTACAACACCACTGATAGCTACAGGGCTGGAGCCGTAAGGGCCAACAGATAATGCTTTCTATGGAAGTTGGCAGCGTTATTGTCACGGCAACTGAGAATGGCGGTCATAGCCCTGAGTTTTGGGCCAAGTCAGCCGCAGACAGCATTGTTAGTGTTGGCGGCAATTGTCATCCCGTCATAGCAGAGCAGGCACAAGAATTCCAAGAGGCTGTTAAAGTTACAGTCTTGAGATACATTAAAGAGGCGATAAAGAGCGATAGAACCACGCTGATTGCCGAACTAGATCGTCAAGGTCATAAAGACATGGCTGATATAATTAGGAGGCTATAATGTCTATTACGAGTGCAATGTGTACAAGTTTCAAGAAAGAGCTTATGGAGGCGGTACACAACTTCAAAAACACTGGTGGAAGCACCTTCAATCTAGCCCTGTACACAAGCTCTGCAACTCTAAATGCAAGCACAACTGCGTATACGACATCCAACGAGGTATCTGGCACGGGCTATACGGCTAAAGGTGCCGCACTGACCCGTGTTGACCCAACGACCTCCAGCACAACAGCGTTTACAGACTTTGCCAACCTGACATTTTCTAGCAGCACAATTACGGCAAACGGTGCGCTGATATTCAATGACTCAGCTTCTGGAGACCCTGCGGTATGTAGCCTTGCGTTTGGTGGAGACAAGACATCAACCGCTGGCGATTTTACCATTCAGTTCCCTACCGCTGACGCAAGCAACGCGATCATAAGGATTGCCTAAGATGCCAGCAGCAAAGAAGCCTGCAAAAAAGAAGTCAAAGTCTAGAGTTAACGAGGCTGGAAACTACACAAAGCCTGAGATGCGTAAGCGTCAATTCAATAGGATTAAGGCTGGAAGCAAGGGCGGTAAGCCGGGGCAGTGGTCGGCGCGTAAAGCCCAAATGTTAGCGAAGGCTTACAAAGACGCGGGTGGTGGTTACAAGTAATGCCATTGAAGAAGTCTCAAAAGAGTCTTAAGAAGTGGACTAAGCAGGATTGGGGAACCAAGTCAGGTAAACCATCAACGCAAGGCAAAAAGGCGACAGGTGAAAGGTATCTCCCGAAGAAGGCTAGACAGGCTTTATCGGACAAGGAGTACGCTGCCACTTCCAGAAAGAAACGGGCAGACACGAAAAAAGGCAAGCAACACTCCAAGCAGCCTAAAAAGATAGCCAAGAAGACGGCTGGACACAGGAAATAGCGTGTGGCAATTGTTAATGGCTGGGGCAGAGGTACTTGGGGCCAAGGCGCGTGGAATGAAGCGATACCTGTCGAGGTTACCGGCGTTGCTGGTACAGGCGCTGTCGGGTCTGTCACAGTCACGGCAGACGCAATTGTCTCTGTCACAGGCGTTTCTGCAACAGGGGCAGTCGGGTCGGTCTCTATCGTTGAGGGAACAGGTGTTACGTTCTCTGTTACGGGCGTGGCGGGAACTGGAGCAGTTGGATCTTTATCCGTCTCTGCGAATGCGGATGTCAGCGTTACGGGTGTATCTGCAACAAGTGGACTGGGTAGTGTTACGCTCAAGTGCGATAACAATATCGCAGTCAATGGATTTCAAGCGACTGGTTCAGTCGGTTCAGTATCGGTTACAGGTACTGCCAACATTGTTCCTGCTGGGGTATCTGGTACTGGGGCGACTGGGACATCAAATGTATGGGGGCTTGTCGATGACGATCAAACACCTAGCTGGTCAACTATCTCAACAAGTCAAACACCTAGTTGGTCAAATGTATCGACACCTCAAACACCTGATTGGGAAGAGGTAGCCTAATGGTACGCAAGGTCAAGAAAGTTATTAAGGGATTAGAGAAAGCCTCTAAGACACACAAGAAACAAGCTGAAGTGCTGAAAAAGCATGTTGCTTCTATGAAGAAGCCAAAGCCTAAGACTAAAAGTCGGAGAAGATAAATGGCAACTTACGTTAACGATTTACGGCTCAAAGAGATTGCCACTGGCGATGAGGCAGGTACATGGGGCACCAGTACAAATACAAACCTCGAATTAATTGCAGAGGCATTTAGTTTTGGTACGGAAGCTATTACGACGAATGCTGATACCCACACTACTACTATTGCTGACGGGTCTACTGATCCGGGCCGATCTCTCTTCCTCAAA